TGGTATAAGAGTCCGGCAAACATGTCCATGAAGAGCCTAAAGCTTGGATGGACACCATAAATAATAGCGTTAATCCTAGAAAGGACAACACCATGCAGACAACCAAGTCAGCACCAGCAACCAACAATAACGATCTCAAAGAAGCGTTTGCTCTTTGGGAAAAGAAAGGAGCTAAAGGAGTTTACTATTCTGGCAAAACTTCTGATACTGAGCCTGTCAACATTGTCGGTTTTATTACTACTGAAAAGAAGAACGAGAAGCAGCCAGACCTCCGAGTCTATGTGTCAGCAGAAAAAGACACAGAGAAAGTTGAGCTTGCAGTCTTGTGGAAGCAAGAGAGCAAAGCAGGAAAAACTTATTACTCTGGTTATACTAATGAGAAGGAAAAACTTATTGCGTTTATTAACGGCGATACGAAGGGTGGTAAATATCCATCCATTAGAGTTTACTTCAAGCAGGACACTAAATAACTGGAACTGTTACATTGTATATTAGGAGAGTGATATAATCTATTCAGGGAGGAATCCTGAGCCTCCCTGAAAAGGTAGTTGTCCTTTTCCTTGCAACCCACCTTTAATGGTGGGTTTCTTGTGTTATAATTTATACATACAAACTCTACAATCACTAATAATCCTCCTTAACCGGAGGATTGTTGGTTTATAAACGCTCATGTTATACTAAAATTGAGGTGAGTTAATGCCCACCAACTCACCTCCTTGTAAGGGCAGTACATCACATATACCTTGCAAAAATAAACATTTATAAGTCATATACTCAGAATCCTCACACTATTAAACATCCCTCTTGACGAGGGGTTTTTTTTTTCTACAATAAAAGTGTCTTAATCAATTTATGCACTCTGTCGAGTCGCTACAGCAGAGACTGGAATCTACAATTTTGCAAAATAACCCTCATTCGAGGGCTATTTTGTTACTTACGTTTCTTTTTCTTACCACACACTAATATATTAGCATGAAGAGTTCTTCGATTCGAGGATCATGGATGATCATCTGCTCGATATTGAGGATAGTCTCACGATACTTGAGGATAAGGTCTTGTGCAGATACAACACCAAAGTTACCCTTAGTCTTCTCAACAATACCTTCTTTTTCGTTGTCGATAACAGAGTTTGAACCGTTGGTCTGAGAGTTTCCGGTACTGCTACTCGAGCCTGAAGCAGAGCTGTTTGTTTTACCCCAGTTAGCTTCATCTGCGTATGAAACATTGTCGATGTTCATATTAGATATACTAAGCTGGTTCTGTGGTGTCTGAGAGTTAACAGTTTTGCTGTTATCTTCGCTGGAGCTGCTTTCACTACCAGTAGTGCTGGTGTTAGTAGAGGTGGAGTTTGTACCAATATTAGTACCACTCTTCTTTCTATCCATCTCTTTAATATAATCAACGTTATAGATTGGGTTAAAGTCTTGATCAGCTGAATAGAACAATTGGTTATACTTTGGCATAATCTCAGCAAGAGCTGTCTCAAGCTCAAAGAGCCACCTGCCAACAGTCTCCTGACCAATCTCGCGGAAACGGTAATAACTTAGAATCTTGGTGTTAAGTTCCTGACGAGTTGGAACTTTGTATGATGTTCCATACTGTTTTACTTTATTAGGATCGGTTTCGTATAAAGGATATTTGCTCATAGCTTCAGCAATAGCTGCAGCTGTATCCTCATAACGGAGTAAGTTGTCCAAGACTTCTGTGTACTTTGCTGGGATCATTGTTGCTCTGTCCAAGAAGTCCGGCATTATATACTTATCTTCTTCCATTATTGCTCCTCCTTAATATCGTCTTTTACAATGTCTTCATATTCAGGAATCTTATCAAGCTCCCTGCGTTTTACAGATATGTTAAGACCAAAGATTCTGTTAATTTGCTTGCAGGCTTCCTGTCGGCTTCTGAGTAACACATCTTCGCATGCTTTTACCTGCTCGTTGTTTGCTTCAACTTCATTTGCAACCATACGCTCACGCTTGTCCATGTTTGCATTATTAACACCAATATCTGTAAAGAACTCATTAATAATCATATGCTTCTGGACTTGAAGGTCTTTGAAGACCGGAGGGGCTGTTAGATCCAGAGTACTAATCATATCCTTATCGAAGGAGTTATCTGCATAAATAACCGGCTCGTTGTCTCTTCGCTGGTTAATAGCTTGTTTGAGACTGAGCTTTTGTTTGTCTGTACAAGTAACAATTGTAGGAGTCTTTTGAGCTTCGATATTAACATCAATGGCACGGTCAAGGTTGGTTAACTTGTAAGCATAATAACGGACGACTGAGAACTCAGGAAGACGGAGGTCATTATTGCGAATGATATAACAATCTTCACCACAAGTTAGAGGAGCTTTTCCTGAGTAAACATAATTAGTAGCAACAGGAGTCAATGTTGTTGGATCGTCATAACAGTTTACTCCACCATCTTGAGCAATACCTGCAACCATATATCCCATAATAGGGTCTTTGAAGAAGACACAAGCACCGTCAGCGAACATGTAACGCTCAATCCAACGGCTTTCCATGTTGTTTGGCAACCCCTCCCATTCGAAGAGGTTCTTAACGATCAGCATCAGTTTATAGTAGTAATAACTGAAGGTGATATTATTAGACATCTGAGCAACAGACTTGTAACTCAGTAGCTGGTAGTTTTCAAAATTACAATTCTTATCCATTATTTATCCTTATACTATTCCATTACTTACGCTGTAATTAAGGAAGTTACTTGGGTTTCTCCAGAAGGTAATACCCGAGTTGTATGCTTGCTTAATTTCATTCAAATAATCGTTTGGAACGTTCCCTGTAATATTACAGTCGATAGTCTTAGTGTACCACCAGTTCTGTCTGTGAGCTGTGTTTGGAGTCTTAACCCTGTGGGTAGCATAACCAAACATATCAAAGAAGTCGTCTACGATTCTTGCATATTGTGGTTTAATACTCATCATGTTGAAGTGAATGCAGGTCATACTGTTGGTGTAATTAACATCACCATTACAGATATTACCTTTAGTCATCGGAGGTTCAAGTTTGTGTTCGTAAACTTGAGTTAATGTGTTTGCGATACCACTTAAACCAGAAACAACTCCAGCACCTGTACCACTAGCAACACCTCCAGCAATAGTTGCTAAGTCTAGAGCAGTATCAACAGCCATGTTAACACCATTCTGAGTGAGCCAGTTTACATAAGGGTCGGTTTGCCATGAACCAACAGGTAATTTTCCGTAATTTATACCTTCATCCCAGTTATTAGCACGCCCTTTGTAATCCTGTGGATAGACTCTAGCACTACCACCTGTACACAGAGAGTAAGCAAGCTGGAAGGTCATTGTTGAGGAAGTAAAATCCTCATAATGGTAAGTTGTTACTTCACCAGAGTTATTAGAAGCTTGCATATAACGGTAAGGGAATGTCTTGAGCTTCTGGTTTCTTGGACTGTAACCTCCTGCCATTCCAGATGGAACACTAATATTTTGGTCACTTGTGAAAGACATGTTCGGAGCAGGATTGACTGGTACACTAACAAGACTTCCACTACCAACGTCAAAACTTACATTACCAAATCCACTTTCACTAAAACAATATGAAGGAACAACAAACACAGCGTATATAGCATCAGCAGCTTTAGATTTATCATAGGCTTTAGCAATTGTTTTAATTGAGTCTACATTTTTAACACCAAAATAATATAGACCATCTGGTAATTTAGAACCAGCAGGTTGGTAAACAACACCTTCTAGCCCATTTGCTTTCTTAGAAACAGCTATTGCAAAATAAGTTGAATCCTTATCCCACAACCATTTTGAAACACCATCAGTAGATACATAATCTCCAAGCTCAACATTTTCAGGAAGGACGTTTGAACCTACTGTATCATCATTAGTATGCTCCCTCTCAACAAACGAAGGTTTGACAGTAATATCAAACATAAAGGTTTGCAGAGGGTCGATCGCAAACTCAATATCTGTTCTGCCATCATCAATATAAGTCATCTTCTTAATGAACCCATAGAACCACTTATTAGAGTAAGCAGTATTTTGGAACATTATATAATTACAGTTTCGGATCGTATCAATATGAGCCGGACAACGGAAAATAGAAGTGTCTCTCTGGTAAGAAACATTGGTGTAACTCTTGAGGATGTTGTTCTGCATATAACTCTGCTGGGCTGAAGCATTAGCAAAGTACAGAGTGTTCTTCATATCATCTTCAAGAGGAGTGTTGAGTAGATATACTTTTGATATATTAGCCATAATCTTATTCCTAATATAACTATAACATATTCACAAAATATCCACAGGGTGTGGATAACCCTGTGGATAAGTGGATTAAAGGTTAATCAGGTCAAAGTAACTCATGTTATCATTTATTACTTTGCTGGTTTGCCTTTCAATAATCCTGCTGATTGCATTCCAACCTGCATAAGTAGGGTGATTACTTTGCAAGTAAGTCAATACAGATTGCGAGAACGCTTGATCTTTGATTGGTTCGATCACAGGGAATCCGTAGTGATTTGCAATACCCTTAATAGCATTTGAGAATGTGGAGTAATTAGGATTCATGCTATCTGGTCTCATTACCGTAATCATCACAAACCTTGCATTTGGTGCATGATTCTTCAATTGTTGAATAATCTTGCCATAGTTACCATAGAAGGTGTCACTATTAATAGTCCAGTTATCATCATTGATGTCTGAATCTTGACCAATATAGCTAGTACCGTATTGAATACAGTCATTGATGCCTAGAGCCAAGTAATACAAGTCTGCAGGTTCTTCAGATAATGCTTTGGTTAGACAGTTAGCATCAGTCTGGAAAGTACGAGTAGTCACACCACCCTGTGCACATTTGCTTGCTTTAATACCATTCTTCTTACCAAGCATACCAATCCATGAAGTTTCTAGCGAGCCACCTCTCCATCCACCATTCTGCCAAACACCACAGTTAGTGTAAGAGTCTCCACAAGCAGTAATGGAGTTGATGAAGCTTAAGTCACATAGGTCTTCATCACTAATTTTAATGGCAGTAGATTCAATGGTTGGTTCAGTCATATTTAATACTGAAACAGGTAAGGTGTAATACGGAATATTTGTATCATACAGTGTATCATCGCCTTCATATACGAGAAGATTATCAGCAACTTCTTGTAATGTAGTGTCAGGGTTAGCATTTGCATTATAGGCGAAAATACATAGGTATTTATCGCTGTCACCAGTCGTAATCTCAAGATGCGTAGTAGTTGAAGGATTTATAACACCCTCAACTTCTGTTGCATAATCGTTAATTTTAGGAAAATTGACACATGAGAATACACACAATCTATCTGCAATGTCTGTAGAGATAAACTTCTTTACAGTATAAGTTGTGCTTGATTTACATGGTAATACGATTACTCTTGAATTAGCACTTGCATAAAACTGGTTATTCTCGTTAATGAGAATAGGCATAGCGAAAACATTTTCACTATCTAGCAACTGATATGTTTTAGTTGCAGAAGTGATATTTCTTAGCCCAATAGTTTTTTCATAGTCAGCATTATTAAGATTGATACCTTTATATGGTTGCCAATCAATAGGTACTGCAGTTTTAGATACCATGAGCGAAGAGTAAATATCTTCATAAGTTAAACCAACATCTGCATTTCGGTTATAAGCGAAAATTGCCAAGTAATGAGTATTAGCATTCGTAGTAAAGGCATACATACGAGTTGTAGTTTCAGTACTATCACCATGAGTTGCAATAACACTTACACCAACATCTGGAAGAGCGTTAGTTTCATATACCGTAAAGCGAGTACCGTTTGATCCACGTTGCATAGTATAAAATGTGCTAGGCTCAACAGGGACAATAACTGTTACAGAGTATGCACTTGCTTGGAACGGATTGCCATTTAGAGAGATAGCGTTGATAATCGTAGGATTATCCACATCAAACATCTGCTTTGTATTGTGAGTGAAGTTCAGGTTAGATCTTGCAACACTAGCATCTGCCAAACCTGTGCTTTGATATGTGCCACCATCTTCCCAAGAATCACCATCATAATAGTACCAATGACCAGAAGTAGTTAGAACATATACTTTAGTTGTGTCTGTCATGTCTGACAAACTATCTACTGCAATTGGAGTACTTCCGATAGCAGAAGAAACTTTGTTGTTAATTGCAGAAACCGTTGAATTGACACTAGATTCAAACTCGTCAATGTCTGAACGCATTTCAGCAAGAGGTTCAGTCAAGATTGTTTGAAGAATCTCTTGAAGTGAACCATCTTCAGCCATTGAATTTAGTTTATTGTTGATTTCTTCTTGAACATCAAGGTTTTCAAAATATTCATCAACATAGTCTTTCAATTCATTGAACTTGTTAATGTAATCTTGAATAACACGATATTGCTCATTAGCAATACGAACAAGCTGGTTTACTTTTGCATACATCCTAGCAGTTTGCTGGATTACTGCACCAGATTCCTTATCATAGAAAGCTGGTTGCATATTCGTTTCTACCCACGGAGGTAGAAAGTTGATAAAGTTTTTCATAATTTATCATCCTTAAAATAGGTGGTGGTTTTACCCACCACCTAAATTAGTTATTATTGTTAAGCTACCGTGATGGTAATGTTGCCGGTAACGGTGTCAATCTTAACAACACCAGTATCGGAATCATAAGCATCAGCGAGTGTTGAACCACCCATAGCGATCGTAACGGTATCGCCAGCTGCAACACCCTTGAGGGTCGTCTTGTAGCTCATACCTTCGTTAACAGCAGTACGCTTGTTGGTCGAAGTTACACCAGTCTTGAGGGTGTAAGTTACAGTATACTCATCGGCAATATCACCATCGGAGTTCTGATCAGAAGCGATGACGAACGCAACAGCGTTGGTCAATGGGCTGAAGCCCAAAGTCTGCCAGACATGGAGGTAGTGGTTGCGATATAGACCAAGACCATTCTCAAACTCACGGAAGGTGAAGAGGTCATCATAAACTTGGAAGAAGTTACGGTCAACGAGGGCGGCGATCATACCATCAACTGGGAAGGCATCAATAACTTCCTTCTGAGTTTCGTTCCATTCGAGGATAGACTTGTTGAAAGCATATGCCAAGCTGTCGACAGCAACCGAGACATTCGTTGCGTTATCGACAACGAAGATCTGTTCTTCTGGTTTCGAGAAGGTGACAATTGGTTTGATGTCAGTACTCTGTGCAGTCAAGTAAGCGTTGTAATCGCTTGATGGGAACTTCATACCACCGGAGACGGTTTTAACAGTCTTGATGAAATCATCAGCGTTCTGCTTGCTTGCAGTTGGGTCAGCGACAGGGATAACAACCATGGCATTGTTTTCATAAGCCTGTGCAAAGAGTTGACGCATCAAGATATACTCATCGTACTCAGCAGAGTTACGGATGGTGGTGAAGAGGTTAGCCAAGTAGTCAGAAACACCTTCATAGCTCTTAAATGCTTTAGCCAAAGCTTCTGGAGAGTCGGTAAGCTGGTAGGTGTCTTGGCGATTCATGCGATGGAAGACTACCTTCGTATCTGGAAGTTCACGGGTCAAGAGACCAGCACCAGACTGATCATAGGTCTTAGCCTTGATGAAGTTGTTGTAAATCTCTTCGACAGTATCACCAAAGGTTTTCTTACCCTTCTTGAACTTGCCAAGAGGGTTGCTCCAGCTCTTCTTGATTAGCATAGGAGCGTAAATCATGTTAGCTATAGTGTTAATAAATTCGTTGTAGACAACTGCATTGTTGAGATCGGTGATTGCTTCACCAACAGACTCAATGTTGTTGCGAGTTGCTACTGGAACACGGTCTTGATAAGCTTGTGAAGCGTTATCACGGATGGTGTTCAAGAGTTCAATTGCATCCATTGAAACTTTTCCTTTATATTATTTAATATTTTGTTACCAATTTAACTTGGAAACAATGTCTTCAAACTTTCTCCGAGGTTGAGACTCTTCCTGTTTCAGACCAGTCTGCTCTTCGATTGTTTGTTGTGGAGTCTTCTGTGAACCGAGCTGTGTAAACAACTTCATGTTTGCACTTCGGATCTTCTCCATTTCTATTACATCAGATTCATGTTGCTCGGTCAAGTTAGCATTAGCTTCAAAAATCTGGTCAATACCCTCAGTAAGCTCTGCCAGACCTGCTCTCATTTCCTCTGCTGATTCAAGCGAACCTAATTCCTTTATCTTCGCTTCAAAGGTTTCCTTGTCCATTTCTCTTGCCTCTTTCTTCTATTAAATAGTACAAAATTGTACCTATGTTTATTATAACTTGATTCTGGTTCTGGTGGAACATCCCCACCCTTCCAGAGTGTGTTTCTAAAGACTCCTAAGAACTGATCCAGACCTAGATTGTTTACACTTGCTGGAGACCCACCACCTGTACCTGTCTGGTTTTGCCCTAGACAATTGATTCTGTTAGTGCCGTTGTAGTCCTCATCAGCAAAACATATATGTCCAGCGTAATTATATGAGGTTCTGCCCATCACGATAATATCGCCACGCTTAATGTTCTGCACTCCAGTAACAGCAATAAAAGGATATACAGCGTTGGCATTTTGCATCAAAATCCAACAGCCTGCAGCTGTACCATCTCCGGTCTGAAGAGTTAGATTGTACTGAGCATACAACTCTTGCACGAAGTCCCAGCACTGTGCATACCACCATCCATCGTAATCGTAGGAGTTGCCCAGAGTGGCATCTCGCCACTCTTGGTAACTTCCATGAGGTATTGATACAAATCCAGTATAATGAGCCATTATTCGAACACAATCGGCACTGAGCCAAATAGTTTTGTAATAGTCTTAGAAGTTCCGGATATATTCTGGATCGTGATATATCCACTGGTTAAGATATTGATTAGAATATCTCCATCATCAGATATAAGAGTTCCATAAGATTCATACGCTGGAATATTATCTCCGGTAATCTGGAATAGAGAAACAGGAGTTGCATCAGCAAGAGTCAAAGAACCTTGTAGAAAAACCGTCGCAACTCCAGTTTTACCTCTTCTATAGATTGATAGATTACCGTCTGTCCATGTATTAGAGTCAATATCAGAAGATGGTACAACGATAGTATCACTCACGATATACGGAGCAACTTCACCCTGAAACAGCACGAAGCCGTCATTGAGTGAAGTAATATCATCGTTAATATCGCCAATCTGTCCATTGATTAGAGTGATGTTACCTTCAATCGTGCTAATCTCATCATCCAAGTTATCAACAGCTGTGGATAAGTTGCCAACAGTTGTGGATAAGTTGCCAACTGTTGTGGATAAATTTCCAACTGTTGTGTTTAATCCCGAAACAGTACCGGATAGAGTTGTTAAGTCTCCAGATAACTCTTGCAACTCCAAAGATACAACAGCGTTTTGCACAGGGTGTGTAGAACTTGTGGATAATTCATCATCCATATACACACCACCGAGAGTAGTCTTAGTGGCTTCCGGAAGATCATAAGTTCCAGTCGCAGTTAGAGTTCCGTCAGAAGATACAGCAAGTCCAGTACCAGCTTTAACAAGCCCAACAGTAGACTCAGTAGCAACTGGAACAGATATATGCCCAGTAGAATCAATGTTAATATTGTCACCAATCTTAACACCACCGAGAACAGACGATGATGCTGTAGGTAGTATATAATCTGCCACCAGTGGAGTCTCAACTGAAACTTCATCTGATAGTAGGCTAATTTCAACTTCTTCATTCATATTATTCTTCCTTCTGTTTGTTATAGTCTGAGGAACTTTTAACGAGAGCAAGACCAAGTATAGTGTTTAAAGCACCTACAATAAGCTGGATTGTCTGATCTATTTCTGTACCAAAACTAAAACCCCAGATTTTACTAAGTCCTGCATATAACACCTGAATAAGAGGTAATACAACAATAGCAACAATCTTTAAAATATCGTAAACTTTATTGCTCATCGGAATTGTAACTCTATTGTTTTTAGCGTTGTCTGATATGTTTTTCATATCGGCTACAATCTTCTGATACTCCTCATCAGATAAGCCTCTAGGGTTGTCTGCATCACCATCACTCGTTGGAGTTGGTTCTGTAGTAGGTTCTGGCTTTGGAGTAGGAGTGGGAGTTGGTTTAACAGATGGATAGTTTATTTCATTGATTTTATTTGCTAATTCGTTCATACGACTATATAAATAATCCCCAGGGCAATAAGTTGGAGACCAATCTCTGTGTGCAGATAGTGTTGGATACACTCCGTCCGGATCAAACTTCACTTTACCTAAACCATTACGTTTTGCAATGTCTGCACAAAGTTTTGCCAAAGTGTTAAATGTTTCTTCATCTACTAACCAATCTGGCGCACCTGTACTGTTAACTGTTTCGATACCTATAGTACAACAGTTACCTAGCCAATCTCCACAATGCCATGCAGTATCTTCTTCTCTCACATACTGATGAACCTGATTGCCCTTAACTCCATAGTGAGCAGAACCCCCTCTACCTGCTTGACTAAAAACAGTACCTACAGAATCCAAACTAGTTGATGCAGCGTGATGTATTACAATACCGTGAATGGTATCCGAACGACCATGAGTATAATTAGTTTCATTCGCCCACCATTGTTTTGTAACTAATCCTGATTGACTCATATATTACTCCTGATTAAATACACTATCGTTTACAACAATATAACCACTTAATGGGATGCTCGGAGTGTCTCCGATCGTGTACCTTAAGTCATAGATATACATGCCAGCATCCAATGACAATATATCTGTAGTAGAGAAGTCTACTTTATATTTTCCTGTTTCAATCTTAGTGATGCCATCACCGATACTCTTTTCAATAAGCATCGGAAGACTGTAGTCTTCCTTAATACCAAAATCCATAGTCGTAACATCTTGATTGAGATTCTTAAATGTTACGATAAAACTAAATGTAGACCCACGCTTAACACTAAATACTTTTAGCATTACTTATTCTCCTTCTTGAGTGCCTTTAGGGCTTTCTTAATACTTTGAGGTATAGGAACACCTGCTTGCCCAAGATTCTCTAGTATAGACAGACCTTCATTCGCCACAAAATAATAAATGACTAGAGTTCTTATCGCTCCAGTCTCACCAGTAACTCTATCAACTAATACTGCCAACATTACAATGATAAGCAGAGCCGTCTTCTTAACAATTCCTCTGAAACCGGTTTTAGAAGATAACTGCTTCGTAACGAAGCCCTTAATAATTCCACTTACATAATCTAGTACGATTGCAATCAGAAGTGCAATCATAGCAACATCTAAACCACCCACTAAATATACGAAGGCTGTTAGGAGAGTTGCAACTATTCCATTGTATATTTCCTTCATAATTCAAGTATAACACAAGCACAAAATAAAGCCCTCACGCATAGGGCTTTATAGAGGACAGATACTTATTTTATATCACTTGCGAATAGTGAAGTCAATAACCTGTTTGAAGTCCGTTCCACATAAATCTGTAGCATAAAATATGTTGGATTCTCTGAACTCCTGAAACACTTGATTGAGTTTCGGATTCCTGAAGTTGGTGGAATATATATCTCTCTGCCATAGTGGAGACTGCCGCACTTGATCAGATATAACGATGGAGTCATCTTTAATCTCACCGTCATAAGGTTTAATAAACCAACAGTATGTTCCATCATCGTTGTCTTCTAGGTATGAGCAGACAAACTTAAACTCTTGATACATAAAGATAAATGAGAACCTAGAAGTGTAATGCTTCAGAGACTTCGGAAGATGAGGTTGTGGATCAGACTGCCAGCTACCAGTGTTGAGCATATCCTTGTGTTTACCGATAGCCATATTAGTGCCAGTTGCCTTACAATGCTCCAGTGCCATTGTAATATAAACAGGTTCTCCGTTCTCGTCTTCGCCTGCTGGTATCTTAGTGGTTTTAATGTCTCCTTGCTTCATGGTTGAAACCAGCTTATGAAGACCCCACTCGTTAATGTATGGGCATACTCTAGATATTGTGTTACCTACCATCCAGAGTCTAGTAGTGTACCTTTTGCGATCAATAGTACTCCAGAGGTTAACAAGTTTATCCGGCTCACCCCCAATATATGGGGTACGAGCAATAAACTCTTCGAAGATAATATCATCTACATCCAAGTAACTTGCACCTGCATAATGTTGCTCGGAGTTGAGTGCCATGACGTAACCAATCTTCTCACCCCTAGTAGTCTTACAATTCTCGAAGTCGTAATTAGCTAGATACAACTGTTTCTTATACATAACAATACAGTTATATCTTCCCTGAGTAATAGTAGTTACATCTACATCTGAGAAGTACTGTTCAATCTTCTCAGATTTAATCTCCTCGTTCCATCTTCGAAGCAGTATGAACCTTCTGCCAGTCTGAACATACTTCATAACCATCTTCTTATGTTTCACCTGATAACTCTTGCCATCAGACCTTGAGCCAAATGCTAGGTTGTACAGACAACCCTTAGCATCCAGTGCATCTATATTGTAGTGTGTTCTCTTTTTGTTGCTCATCTGAACTTTGCCCTTTCACTTGATTGTTCCGTTATGAGTTCTATATAATCTAGTGCTTTACCGAGTTTGTATGTTGTCGGAATCATACAGATTCCGGACTTGTCGTTTACTGTATACGAGTTACCCAAGTAATCAGTTATTGTATAACTCTCCTGATTATCATTATAAAACAGTGTTAACTTGTTTGTGTTCTCGAAGTCGAACACCAAGTCATCTCGGAACTCATCCAGCGACTTCAGACACTTAGCACCACCGGCTTTAGGCACACCTGATACGGTTACATGGATTTCTCCATCAATCTCGTAAGCATATTTCTTTGCACCTTGAGTGATGAACTTGTCATAGGTAACAGTTCTGCCTTTTCCAGTTTCACACTCAAAGACTCCTAGAAGATGAGGAATGCCTTTAATATCTGATGGAGCGTAACGGTTAAAAGCTATACCTCGAACCTTGCATACATATCTAATTTTATCTTCAACGGATTGATTGTACTTTTCGAAGACAGACTTATCATAACCTTGTACTAGTTTGATTGAGTCTGTATCACAATACACAACAAACTGATCTAGATCCAGCACTCTCCTTAGTAGATTGTCTCTAGCATATGCTGTACACCAAACACCCCAAGCGAAGTTAAGGAAACCCTTACCCTTTTCTTTTCCTAACTTCTCTCCAATCTCAGCATTAGATAGTGGTCTCTCAATCCACTCCTCGTAGTTTGCAAACTCTACATCAGCACGGATTGTGTTAGTGACAGTCATGCCGTATAAACTGTTGAACGCTCCCTTTTCCCTCGCATATTCGAGTTCCTTACCTTCAACATTCTTAAGCTCAGTTTTAAGAACATACTTGTCTAGGATGAAGTTAACGTACTCTATAGGAAGGTAGTTGTACACAGAATAGTAACATTCTTCAATCTCGTAGGAATCGTAACTGTAAGCATCGAGGAAGAACTTTAAATCAATATCTGTACAGGTGATTGTAATTTCATTGGCAGATATGATACGACCGTTATCATAATTAGGATAGCCTTTAATGTTGTCGCACTTGCTAGACGATATAAAATTATTGTAGTACTTGCTTTTAGGATTCTTTATTGTAACTCTGATTAGATATGCAAAATTAGGATTCATCTGCTCGACTCTCTTAATGTTGCACTTCTTGAACTCTGTACTCGGAAACTTGCATGTAACTAGAACATAAGGATATGCACTTGTCTCGTCATAAGAGTCGACATTTTGTAAAACATCATCAGTGTAAATGTAATTAGCGTGAGTGTAACCACCAGCGAATGCATCGACCAACATGTTGTAGACTTTTGGATCAATGTTAATCTGTTTCCCAACCCTCGCACGGTATGAGTAATCAGATAACACTAAACGCTGGAGCTGCTTTCGCACCTTACCTGTAGAAGTTGTAGGTAAACGGTCTACACGCTCGTAGGTCTCCAGCTCTGTTTTAATGTACCAGTATGTTACCAAACAGTCGAACTCACAATACCCTAGTTCCTTCTCGGTTAACGGAGTTGCTGGAGTTCTGAGAAGCGAATAATCTAGATCACCAACCTTCTTTTTAACAGGTAGTTGATAAACATCTGGTAATTTTTCGAGCTTAAGATTAGATAACATCATTGAGCAATGGAACTCAATGTTGTAATCTTCTAGCTCACAAGTGAGAAGTTTGCGGCTCTTCCTGCTCATAACAGTTTTAATTCGAAGAACCGACCATAATGCTTGAAACTCGAAACTCAAGTTG